CGATACCAAAGCGGTGGTGTTCAACGGAACGCCAGTGTCGTAGCCTCTGAGCGACAGCGTATTCAGCGCAGGCGTTGAGTTGACCGTGTAGAAACCGTCCGTGAACGTGCCCGTATTCCACAGGCCGCCGTCCACGTAGACAGGGTCGCCGATGTTCAGTCCGTGGTTCCCAACGGTAGTCGCCACGCCAGGGTTGGCAGCCGTGAACGCCGTGATGTTGATCGACTCTCCGCGGTTTGCCGTGGCCGTCAACCCAGTGGGAGTTGACACGCTCGAGGAGAAAGAAATAGTCGTGAGAGTCCACGTGGTCGCCCCAAGCCGGCGCAGCTCACGCGGTGCGTAGTTCGGGTGTACGAGCGTCAGCACGTCGGCCGACTGCACGTAGTGGATGTCGAACAGGTCAGCCTCGGCGTAGGGATTCGGGATCTCGTAGATCCCCGCCGACAGCGGATACCAGTACGTGACGTTCGGCGGCGCGTTGCCCGTGGTTGGCGCGATGCAATAGTAGTTCACGCCTCCTGACGAGACGAGAGCGCCGACCGTGTACGGTGTCGCATTGTTGTACGCGGCTGGCGTGCCAGGCCCAAGCGTCGCGCCCTGCGTGTGGAACCGAAAGTACCCCGCGCCAAGCTCGAGCACCAGCGTCTGCGTGGTGCTGAACGTGAACGGGATCAGACGCGTGCGCTTCGTGCTGTCCTTCACCTCGCGCACGAATGCAGTGCCTGGTCGGTTCTCTGCCGGCCCCTGCGGAAGCGCGATGAAGTTCAGCAACTTCGCTGCGCCAGTCTGGAACTTCACGTCATCAATCCGGCCCCACATTTCCGGCGACACTTCGCCGCCGGCAAATGACCGCGTGTAGGTTCGGGTGAGCGCCATGTCAGCGTCCAGAGATCCAGGAGGTGATGTGACCGGGCTTCACGTCGCGCTGGCTTGCGTCGGATGCGCGTGCCTGTCCGAGGTAGATGGCAACCATCTGCAAGCATCGCTGCCCCTGACGTGCGCCCTCTTCACCCTTGACGACCGGGCCGGCAAGGAACGAAGCAAGCTGCCACGACAATGCAATGGTGAACAGCGGGTCGAACTTGGTCGGATCGCTCACCAGCGCCTGATAGCGCAGGAGCGCGGTTTCCTGGTTCGTGTAGATGATCTTGTTCCCGAGCGTGTCCGTCTCGATCACGTATTCCTGCGGCACGTACACGCCGGCGGTCGTGATGGGCGGGTTCGTCCATCCGAAACCGTAGCGGTCGGCTGGATACGCACGCACGGTGTAATCGTTTTCAGCCTCGGGCGGCAGCACAGCCACGGCGGTCATCATGTCGCCAGGACATGCGTAAGCGTATTTCCACATGGTGTACGGCATCGTCACCTGCGCGAGGCTGACGCGCCGCGATGCGAACGACCACGTATGCATTTGGAGAAGCATGTCACGTGCGACCGGGTAGAACCGGGCGCAGTGCTCTGCCTGTGCTGATCCCTCCGGCGGATCAATGCTTGCGACGGTGGCGTCGTCGCCGAGGTGCGCGAGGGCGAGGTTGCATATCTCGACGACCGATGCCATACGTGCCTCCCGTAGGACGGGAGGGGCGCCGTGGTTTCCCGCCGACGCCCCTCCCTGTTCACAGACTCGTTACAAGCTCACTCCGATGCTTCGGTCACAGTGTTTCGAGGCTTCCGCACCTTGCGAGCGTGCTGATCTTCCTCTGGCTTCTGCTCGGGAACATCCAGGTATTCCAGATTCCCGTTGAACGAACCGTTGTACTGGAAGACATCGCCTTCGTTGCGATAATGGTTGTCCACGAAACAGACGACTTTTGCTTTGACCTTTGCCATCGAAGTCTCCTATCAGATCACCGAGAAGCCGGAGGCGTAGAACTTGCGGCCGTCCTGGATGTCCATGACGACGTAAGCGCACACGCTGCCGGTGGTCGGGGTGCTTCCGACCGTGGTGTACCGAGCGCCGATGTACCGCTGTCCGGTAGACAGGAGCTGCGGATTGAAACGCACAGAGAACTGCGCGTTTGCGGTGAGGCTTGCCAGCGGAACGGGTCCAGAGGAACCGATCACAGTCACGCCACTCGAAAGAGCAGCGTTCGTTGCGCCAATGATCTCGAACGTCAGCGAGGTCAGGGTGTTGTATGCCGCAACGCACGTGAAGTTCATAGTCAGGTCCATGCCTTCGCCAATGTCACGGGCGACCGAAAGGTCAATCGTGTCGGTCGAAAGAACGGGAGTACCGGAAACAGGAAGCGCCGCCTGTCCGGTAGCGACACCAGTCGCAGGGATGGTTCCAGAAACAACGAGGAGATTATCAAGAATCATGGTGAGTTCCTTCTTTCTTGTTGATGGGAGCTATCAGCTCACCACGGCTTCGGTGTTGATGATCGCGTCAACCTTGCGGCACGGAACGCCCTGGAAAGTCAGCCAGCTGTACGGCGTGCCGAACTGCGAGAGACCGTCGTTGACCTTCAGGACTGCCTGGCTCTTATCGAGCGCAGCAATCGCAAGGCCGCTGTGGACGGTGCGGTTCATGTAGAACGCGGCGCGACCCATCGCCATGTTCGGGATGCGATACAGAGCACGGCTCATCATCTTGATGATGGCAGTGGATGCGGTCGCAGCCTGGGTGACGTTCTGAGCCAACAGGTCAGTCGTGTTGATGTTGCAGACTCGCACGACGTAACGCCAGTCCTTCACGACCAGACCGTTCTTCCACTGGTAACGAGTGGCGTAAGCCTGGAGACGGTCGTTGCCGTTATACACGGTCTGCTCGCCAAGATCCTCGTGCATGAGGCCAGCGGTCGAACCCTTCGGGAACGGGCAGTAGACGGTGTTGTCACCCCAAACCACCAGGTAGATCGAAGTGTTCGCGGTCGCATCAGAACCACCAGCAGACAAGATGTTCTGCGAGTTGTTCGGAGAACCAGCACCAATGTCAGAGTAACGCGGCGCGAAGCCGAGGAACTGCTTCGGATCGGTGGCGGGGTTGCCGTAGAACAGCGTGGTCGCCTGCGTCTGATTCATGGCCTCGAGGAAGGCCACGTCTTCGGACAGACGGAACTGAGCGGTGTTGCCGTTCAGCATGGCGAGATCCTTATCAACCTCGCTGCGAGCCTCGAGGATGCCGCAGGCTTCATCGACCTGGGCAGTCGTGCTCTTGCTGTTCGGGATGCCCTGGTTAAGGGCGCGCCAATACACGGCCGGCAGGCCAGTGCGGATGACGACGCGGTCACCCGTGGGCAGGTTGCCTTCCTTGAAGACGCAATCCTCGAGGATCTCGTTGGTCTGGGACAGGAGTTCCGCGACAACCGGAACGCGGCCCTCGGGATCGGTGCGCTTCGCCCAATCGGCGAGCGTCAGGTTGTTAGCAGTAATAGTTGCCATTGCTTGTTCCCTTTCGTGGGTTTAGGTGCTGGAGGAGTACATGGCGTCGGCGAGGTCATTGAACGAGCGGGGTCCGGCCGACTTGGCCTCGCCCTTGGTGCCCGTGACCATGCTGTCCTCGCTGATCGCCTTCCCGGCGCGGAACATGAACCGGATCACTTCCGGGTGGTTCCCGAGGCCGGACTCGTTGAGCAGGCTGCGGAGTTCGGTGGTGCCGAACGCATCGAGCGCCTTCTTCGCCACGGACAGGTTCTCCGACAGACGCTCGCCGCCAAACTCCTTGTCGGCCTTGCTGCTGTCGGACCATCCGTTGCGAACTGCCTCAATCTGCGCCGCCTGACGTTCAGCCAGCTTGGGGCCGACTGCGTCAAGGACGCGCTGCGCGGCTTCCTGCGACAGGTTCAGTTCCTTCGCCACCTTTGAGTATTCGGCAATGACCTCGGAGTCGAACGCTCGACCCTCCGGTGCCTTGAACTCGTAGGATTCCGGCGCGGTCGGCTTGGCGTCGGCGGGTGCCTCGGCGGCCTTGGCGTCGTTGGCTTCAGGAACCTTGCCAGCAGCGGCCGCATCTGCGGCTTGCTGGCCCTGGGTCGTGGTCGCCTTCTGCTCGCCACCGTACAGCTTCTCGGCCGTCGCCGAAACAACTGCGGCAGCATCGGATGCGGGAGCGGCTGTAGTGTTGGTTTCAGCCGTTTCCATCATCGTTGGTTCGTTCATCGTGTGCCTGTTCCTTCATCATTGCCGGATACTGGTCCGGGCAGAGCGCGTGGACCATGCCGAGCATCCGTAGCCCGTAGTTCCTGCCACCCTCCGCGAATGCCATTGACATCGCGTTGGTGTTGAAGGAACTACGGAACACGCCCGCTTGGTCCAGCAGCCGCCACACAATGCGTCGGCCGCGCTTGCTAGACATGAGCCACTTCACGTCGGCCTCCTCGTTCTGTCGGTCAAGGCGATCACGAAGCTCTTTGTTGGCTCGGTCACGCTCTTGGCCCCGCAAGTCGAGGGGGTCGTAGTTGCTCACGGCAGGACTGTATCCCTGTGGCTAATGCTTACGGGTACTGTTAGGCGCCGTTGATCTTGAGGCTCCAAACATTGAGCGTCAGGAACTCGCCGGCGTTGGCGAGGCTGCCGACGATGGTCAAATCCTGCGCCGCACCGATGCCGCCGGACGGCGTCATCGTGACGTTCGCGCCAGTGGCAGTACCGTGTCCTGGCGCAGCCAGCGCGTTGGAGATGATGTCCGTCGAGCTGAGGACGCACGCTTTCTTCTCGACGCACAGGCTCTGGAAGCTCGATGCGAACGTCTGCGAGTACCACGCCGCCGATCCGAGGTTGGCCTTGACCGTCTTGTTGTTTGAGCTGCCAGTGCAGCTGAACAGCAGGTCAAGTTCAAGCGACATCCCGACGTTCATCGTCCCGGACGGGATGGTCTGCGTCGCAAGCGTGATGTCCGAGTTCACGAGCGACACGGTCGGCGTGCCGAGGCCGGAGACGTGCGCAAGCTCGA